AATAAACCAATGTATAGAATATTTGACATTGAAGATATGAACGAACTAAAAGGATTTAGTGGAGAATATATCGTTCAAGAAAAATACGACGGTATGAGAATACAGATACATAAAACAGATGACAACGTAAAGGTGTATTCATACAATGGTAACAATATATCTGATAAGTGTAAAGAACAGATTCAAGAAATGAAAAAGAAAAAATACGGAGATTGTATTCTTGACGCTGAATTAATCCTATTCGACAAAGAAGAACCACTACACCGAGCAGATACAATTGCTCACGTCTTTAAGAATAAATATCCCGATGCTAAATTAAGAGCGCACGTCTTTGATATTATGAGACATAACGAACAGAATTTAGTTGAAGAAGAACTTAAAGATAGAATTGTAATATTATTCAACAATTATTCATCTCATTCAACAGAAGCAATAGAATTCCCTTCTAAGAAAGATACACGAACTGCTGATAACTTGAAGGATGTGAAGGAGTATTCGGAGGCAATTATGGAAATGCCTACTGCCGAAGGAGTAGTAATCAAAGACTCTACATCTACTTATTTTATAGGAACTAAGAAGAATCCTAAGTGGGTCAAGTGGAAGAAATTTGTAGATTTAGATTTAATTGTATTGGATAAGAAAACTACAAAATCAGGATTAAATTCTTATACTCTAGGAGCAGGGCCAATTGAAGGAGAAGGTAAATTCTTTAAAGAAATAGAAGGGCAAACTTACATGAATGTAGGTAAAGCACTTAATACTAAAATAGAAGTAGATATTGGAGATATTATTAGAGTAAAGGTAGATGAAGTCAAAAAGAATGACGATAGATATACGTTATTCTCTGCTAAGGTTATCGAAGTACCAGAAGTAGATTATCCTGACAAAATAGTTACATTAGAATTACTTTCACAAGATACTAAGAAATCATTAAATTATGATGTAAAGGCATTGGAAAAAGGAGTAAGAATTACTGATTATGTTCATGGGGAAGCAGATATTATTATTAAATCTGATATGGATGGCTTTACTATCTATGGCTTTGAAGAAAGTAATTTAATGTCTAAGAATGCTTTAGCAGATATTGATATGTGGAAATCACAAGCAGAAGAAATAATGAAAACAAAACAATCTAAATTAACTCAGATTGCATTTAATTATCTCAAAGAAGCAGGTTCTAAAACACCGAAGGAATTACATAATTTCTTAATTAAAAATCATAAATCAGTTTACGAAGATATATTAGAAAGTAAATTAGACAAAGTTAAGAATTGGTTTTCACAAAGAGATGGTCTTTCTTATGATGATAATACTAAAAAATTATTTGCAGAAGAAGATAAATTAATTAAAGAACCAGTACTAAAAGCATACAAAACTCCTGAAGAGTATAGAGAAGGTAAATTTAAAGTATATCTTAGAAAGGATGAGAACCTAAATATCAGTATGAAACTGTCAGACGAGAATATCAACTGGTTTGTTAAATTAGAAGATAGAGATAGTATATTTGATTTGTTTGGTAAAGCGGGTAAATATCCTGCGGAAGTAGCAAAGACTTCATCAAGAGAAAAAGTAGTTGATTCTGGTTCTGTGAAATTAGGTGTTCAAAAGGAAGGTTATCATGAATACTTTTTAGATGGTAATAAATTCCAAACTAAAATTCATTTTAGAGTAGTAAAAAGCAAAGGCGATGAAATGTGGATAGCATGGACTGGCTATAAACAGACCCCTGCTGATGATGACGACGACAAAGGATTGTGGAATATCTACGACGATAGGTATAATTCTTTGACCATTCCGAGTGAATAATGCGTGGGTATTATATACTCAAAGCAGATAAAGCAATTTGAACGACATGAGTATCAGTATCTCGCCTACTAGATATGATGATTTCAATATCATCAAAAGCGATGAACTCATGATTGGTGGATATGCTTCTATTGAAATAGTAGATAAGCAAAATGATTTAATAACATTAAAAGCATTAAACGAAGCAGTTCAGAAGTTCATGTCAAAGCCTGAATATAGGAATGTAATGACTAATCATTCAAATGTTCAAGTTGGCGAAGTTGTAGATTCACATAGAGATAAAACAGGGAGATTGTGGAAAACAGAAGTCGATGATGTCGGTTTCTTTGTTGTTATCAAATTAAGAGATGATATAGAAAAAGCCAAAGAAGTTGGCAGAGGAATCCGCAAAGGGTCATTAAGGTCTTTTAGCATAGGTGGACAGGCATTAAAAAAGTCTAAGAAAAACCATACTGAATTAGGAGAGTATAACGAAATTAGTAAGTTAGAACTCCATGAAGTAACAATATGCGAAAAAGGAATTAACCCCGAAGCGAGATTTGATATACTAAAACAAGATAAAGGAGAGAACAAAATGTCTGACAAATTAGAAAAAGCATTAGAAGAATTAGACGCATTGATGGATGAAGTTAATACGTTGAGAAAGGAAGAAGAAGAAGATATGGATAACCCCAATATGCCTAAAGAAGCAGAAAAAGGGGATTATAAAATGGCTGATGAAATGAAAGAAGATGAAGAAGAAGATATGGAACATTCTGAATACCAAGATGGTGAAACTAAGGCTTATCTTCGTACATTAGACGGCGCAGGTAATCAAATCGGTGAACCTGCTGATAGAATCGTTATTAATAACGGTAAGCCTACTTCATCTGATATGCCAGTAGTTAAGGCATTTGGAAACAGTGAACTAGAAACTCTTGATTTGAGTGTTTCAAATGTTGAAAAGGCATACGAAGCATTCCGTCAAGAACAACTTGAATCACTTGCTTACGATAATCTTCAAAAGTCTTTTGAAGCACGATTCGCTCAAGAAAAGAATTCAAGAGAAAACACTCTCGCAAAGTCTCAATATGATGCGGCTTCCGAGATTGCATCCCTAAAGGATGAATTTACACAATTAAGAAAGTCTTTGACAGCAGAGAAGGAAACAATCCTAAAGGCTCAAGAAGATTCTATTATTAAGGCTCCATCTATTGACGATATTGCATCAATGGATTGGTCGGATATTCACCGCTTTGTCGGGGGAAACCAATAAGGAAAGGTGATTTAAGATGACAGGATATATTAACACAATTGCAGATTTAGAAGCACAAACATACGGAACAGGAACTTTTGCAGGTAATTCTTTACTAAAGCAAGCAGGAATGGTCGGTGGAATTCATACAGGACATGATGGAAGTCCAGCATTTAGCGGTTCAGCCATTTCAGATGTTTCAGCACTATACAACGTAGTTTACGGACAAAAGGTTTGGTCTATGCTAAACCGTGAAGTAAACGCATTATCAATGATTTCAAAGCGACCATACACTTCAAGCGGTTGGAGAGTATTAAAGTCAAGACCTGCTGGTGGAAGCGATAATACTTTTACTGTTGGCGCAAGCGGAACTGCTTCTTTAGCAGAATTAGGTTCTGATTCTCCAAGAGCAGATTTAATTGGTGGTGTTCCAGAAAATGCAGGATTATCTACTGCTCAAGATGGATTGGGGCCAATTGCACCAACATATGCTCAATTAAACATGAGTCCAAAGGTTATTGCTCATCAATTCGATTTCAGCGAATTAGCAATGGAAATGGCTCAAATTGATGATGGTATTGGCGATATTAGAGCGCAAATGCGTGAAGATATGGGTAAGCACCATGCAGAAGTTCAGAATAAGATGCTTGTAATGCCTTTGGAACATTATGGTGAAGTTGCAGCAATGCCTAACATTGGTAACAATTTGACTTCATTGAATAAGGTTATTACTTCAAGAGCAGAATTACTCGCTATTGATGGCGGAGTTCTTGCTACTGATACAACCTCTGCTTCAAACGCATTAGGTAAGATTTACGGTAATGAGAGATTTACTGCGGCTTCTTACTTAGATGCTACAATTGATTTCGGTGCGGGATATGCTTCAGGAAATGTTCGTTCATTAACTCTAACTCTGTTGAATAACATGATTAGAAACCTAAGACTAGCAGGTGGTTCACCAAAGGTTATTCTTACTGGATATGATACAATTCAAGCACTTGCTGACCTATTGCAAAGCCAAGAGCGATTTATGGATAGAAAGGAAATTGTTCCTACTGTAAACGGTGTTCGTGGAACAAAGGGTCAAGAAGTTGGATTTAGAGTTGCAACATACTACGATATTCCATTGATTCCTGTAAAGGACATGGCTACAACTGGTGGTGCATCATCTAAACTATCTGACCTATTATTCCTTGATACAGACCATCTATGGCTTTCAGTTATGAAGCCAACACAATACTTTGAAGATGGTATTGGCAATGGAAACCCATTCGGTGTAGGAACTCTCGGAAACAGAGCATTATACCGAACAATCGGAGAAGTCGGATGTTCTTTCTTTAAGGGACAGGGTAAGATTACTAACGTACAATGAGGAAAAAAAATTAGGAGATGATTATTATGGCAAAAACACAAGTAATATTAGGCGAAATGAACTTAGAAGGAAACAGAAAGATGGCTTTTGGAACAATTACAGAAGATGCCGCTACAACGGAATTAGTTTTAACAGGATGGACTTCTGTTGAAATTATGACTACTGCCCCTATGGGTAATGGTGTAAGAGCGCATGGAACTGCAACACATTCAATTGATGAAACATTCCCTGTTGCTAGTACAGTTGTAGGCGGAATAAATACAGTTTCTCTTACACTAGACGTAGTTTCAGACGAAGTTTTAAGTTGGATTTGTATTGGACAGTAGGTGTTTTAATTGGCACATACAGTAACATTAGTAGCAAACCATAAAGGTTTCACTAGACCTAGAGTATTAGGTGATGAATACGTCGTTGATGCTTCAATTGACATTCAAACCTACACTACTGGTGGAGTAGTTATTACTGCGGCATCATTAGGACTTAAAACTATCAATTGTGCGTTTATTACCAGAATTCCTGGAGGTTTAGTACAACACAGTTTAAATCTAGTAGATGGAGCATCAACTAGCGATAATCTTTATTTGGAAATAAACGTAGAAGATGGGACTACTGGTAAAGAAGCACAATTAGCAAATGCTGACGCTTCTTTAGACGGCACTCCAATAACTATTAGAGTTCACGGACAACTTTGAGGTGATTAAATGGTTTCTGTCAAATTGACTGAAAACAGTCGCTTAGGCAGTAGGTGTGCGATTGAAGGATTAGAACGGATGACTGAGATTACTCAGAATGATTCCGCTTCTATCCCTCTTCGTCGTGCTATCATTGGTTTGTCAGATGAAAACTTAATGTTTACATTTGAAGAATCAGATAGAGAAAACATACTACTACTTAATGAGAAATTATTAAAGATTGGTTTTGAAGAACTAGGCAAAGAATTAGGTTCAGCAGAAGATTTGTGTGATTTACTTCTACCAAAGAAGGAATTATCAAAGGCTAAACCTAAGCCAAAGGCTAAGAAACCTTCAAAAACAACGAAGAAATCGTCTTTAAGTGAAGATTGAATCCCAAGTATTAAGTAGGGTTCGCTCCCTGCTCAAAGTGAAGGTGAGGTTATGGCAAATCAAGTATGTCGTTCAAGTGGAGTTTTAGGCGCAAGCGCAATCGTAAATACAGGGCAAACAATATTAATTAGCATTCATGCTAATTTAATTATTGTAGGTAATGCAGCAGTAACAGTTAAAGTGTTTGATGGACAAGATAATAGCGGAACAGAAGTGGCTAGAATTACTCATTCAGTAACAGGGCATTATAATTTTGAATATGATATGCATGGCGTATTATGTAGAAATGGAATCTTTTTAGAAATTACAGAAGCCAGTTCTTCAACGGCAGAAGTTTCTGTTGAATTCGCTTGAGGTGATATAATGCCAGCATTAAATCAAGATACTCGATTAGTTATGACTATTCTGTTCGTTGGAACAGTAAGCGGTGCTAACGTATTCTTTTATGCAGAATACGGTTCAGCATTCCCTTATCCACCAATTGCTCATGGAGTTCTATTCGGTCTTATGACTGTTGGAACTATTATGTGCATGAAAGCCCTATTTGACCTATCATTAAATGATAAGATTGAACTTTGGTTATTAGACCGAAAGATTACTGCTTACTGGGCTAGAATGGCAAGAGATGAAGAACAACGAAAGAAACTTCAAGATACTGCTAAATCATACAACCTTTCACCTTACTCTGGAATGCCACCTATTGCACAGTCATATGAAACAGAAAACGTAGTTTCTTCTGATTTCTTGACCCAATTGCAATAGGTGATTAAATGGTAGTTAGCGACTGGTTAGGATTTAGCGATTCTGATTATGCTTATAATCAATCAAGAGCGCATTCTGCGGATATGTTCTTTGTTAAGATGAGATTGATTTTTTGGGGCAGTTGTGCAACATTATCAGCATTTCTGATTGGAAATATCATGGGTGTCTTTGACATCAATATCATGGGTTCTTTAATTAGTTATTTGAAATCATTTTGGCATTGAGGCTATTATATGTCATTACTAGCAGGATTTGCAGTTGTTGTTACAGAAGCAGTAATTGGTTTTTATAA